ATTCAAATGCTATTTTTGCTCACAAATAATAACAACAAAAGAAACTGAAGCGGAAGAGATACTTTTAGGCTTAAAATAATAAAATAACTATATGAAATGTAAAAATTGTAACAATGAAATAGAAAAGATAAAGTTTGTGGAGACCTTTCGATATACCGGCTTTCTATTGCCAAATGGTGAAACAGAAACAAATAATGCAATAAGACTTGGAGAATACTTGTGTGGAAACTGCGGACTGTTTATCACCTCCGATAAAGACAGAGCAGAAGATATAGTGTCCGGCATTGAAGATAATTTACAACAATAAAATTATGAACATAGAATATTATATTAAAAATGTATACGGAATAGACCGCATATACATAAAAGATCAGAAAGTAGCAGAGATTATCGCCAGAATTACTGGTAGAAAAACTCTCGAGCAGATACACTTGAATTATTTTAAGGAATTAGGTATAAACTTTGTAGAAATAATACCGCCAAAAGATTAAAAAAATTGACTTTTTTAACAAAAAGGTGTATAATGAATAATAACAATAATATGGACATCAAAAAAAAAGAAACTTGCAAAATATATATCAGGCTCGCATTGAGAGCAGAGAGAGAAAGAATTAAAAAGATATTTGACCTCTATAAAGAAGACGCAAGAAACCTCAATATAGAAGCAGATGAACTCTACGAATATCTTAGAGAAGCAATCCTAGAGATCTGAAGAATAACATTAAATAATAAAAGAATAGCCAATAGATCGCCACTCAAGGTATCGCCAGCTATTCTTTTTTTGTATAATAAAATGAGCCTAAAGAAACAAGCAAGGAACGCTCCAAGTACAAAGGAAAGAGAACTCGGTGTTGAAAGCGAGGGATTAAGACTGAAATGGATTATATTCCTTGATGAGTATATAAAGAACGGAGGAAACGGACAGGAAGCATATAAGAAAGCGTATCCGAACGTGAGCAATGAAACGGCTAGAGTGAACGCAAGTCGCCTGCTAACGAATACTAATGTCAAGGATGAGCTGAAAAATAAGCTTAATACACAGCGAATAACAGAGGATTTTATAAAGGATAGACTGATATTTATTGTTGAGAATAATCTGAGTGGAAAAGAAGCATTTGTAGGAGTGAAAGCATTAGAGCTGTTGTCAAAAATAAAAGGTATGCTCGTAGATACGAAGAGAGTAGCTTTTACAGGAGAGAACCCAGCAGTTTTCGTACCATTGTATAATGATCAAGACAAGAAAGAATTAAAAAAACAAGAAGAAAAAGGAAATAGAATTATTGAATAGCAATATGGAAGTCCCAAAAGGAGAAGTGGTAATGCAATTTGATCCTTTGCCGAAACAAAAAGCCTTTCTATATCACGCAGAAGAAAGTCCGACAAGCAAGTTTATATGGTATTGTGGAGGTTTTGGATCAGGAAAGTCATTTATTGGTAGCCATACGGTCATTAGACTAGCTATGGCAAGTCCAAATGGGAGAACGCTTGTAGCAAGACAGACCTTAGTAGACCTCAAAGCCACGACATTGAAGACTTTTCTGGAGGTATGCGATAAGAGATTAATAAGAAAACACAACAGAACAGAGAACCTGATCACGCTGATTAACGGACACGAGATATATTTTTGGGGGCTAGATGACGCAGAGAAATTAAAATCACTAGAAATTGGAACATTTTGGATCGATGAAGTAAACGAAGTAGAAGAGAATACATTTAATATATTGAAAGGACGCCTTAGAAATAAGAACCATAAGAGGCGAGTTGGTCTTTTAACAAGTAACAGCGAGGGCAAAAACTGGACATATAAGCAGTTTGTTCTCGGAAAAGGTATCAGGACGCAGGAAGATCTGCAGAAATATATCATAATAAAAGCTCCTAGCAATGAAAATAAACATCTCCCAGCAGATTACCTAGAAGTATTGAACAGTTATACCGGAGATCTCTTTGAAAGATATGTAAAAGCCAGCTGGAACGTATTTGAGGGGCAGGTATTTCCAGACTTTGATAGAGAAGTCCATGTTATAAAGCCATTTGCTCTCCCACAGGCGTGGACAAGAGTAGGCGGTATAGATCATGGAGAGAGAAACCCAAGTACATTTATCTGGTCGGCAATTAGTCCGGAGGGAGATATATACATATACAGAGAATATGTCAAAACGAACGAATTTGTTGATCAACATGTAAAAAACATATATGAATTAAACGATAATGACCTCATAGATTACATAGTTATAGATCCCAGCACCAAGTCAGTAAGGGGAGGAAGTGGAAGAAAAGTTGATACAGAGTACAAAGAAGAGTGGGAAAAGGTGTTTCACAATAAAATGCCCCTGAAGTATGCAAATAACGATGTAAGTGCAGGAATAGCGAGAGTACACAAGTATTTACGAATAGATCCAAGCCGGTTACACCCAAGCTCAAAGAAGCAAGGCTCACCAAAACTCTTTATATTTGACACTTGCCAGACCTGTATAGACGAAATAGAGGGGTATAAGTGGGCAAAACAATCAGCAACAGACGAAAACGACCCCAAAGAAAAAGTGAGAAAGAAAGACGACCACACTACAGATCCAATACGCTATATCGTTATGAGCCGACCGGATATCAATGTAGGAGGAGTGGTAAATAGATACGAAATAGAGAAAAAAGAGTCGAAAAGAGACCAACAGAGCCAATTACTTGAAAACTCAATGAAATACAATCCAAACGATTTTATAAAACTATAATATGGAAGATATACACAAATTATCAGAACTTATTACAGAGGACGCTCAAAACGATATTGACATTGAAGTTGATACGGATGAAGTTATCTCTCAGAAGATCGAGCTTCGTTTAGGTGAGGGGAAAGAACTCTATGACGCTATTATCAAAGAGGTAGAAGATAACGAGAGGATATTTTTGGGCAAGTTAGACGATTTAGGAGGAGAAACAGGCACTACGCTGTCAAAATATAACTCCAAAGCTCTTCTTAACAGAGTATATCTGACTATTCGTAATATGGTCGGTCTTGATACTGATAATTTGCCAAAGGTACAGATGATACCGTCCAAAGATACTCCTCCAAGCATTAAAAGAGCCGAAAGAGTAAAAAATGCAATAGAATATGGATTTATTCGTGTAGGATTTATGGATGTCATCACAAAATGCCTTTTTGACACTCGAATTAAAAGAGATAGCTTTGCTAAGTGGTTTTGGAATTACGATAAGAACGACTTTGATCTCGAGCCGGTGATGATAGAGGAAATAACTGTAAGTCCAGAAGCCACAACAATACAAGACGCAGAATATCTCATATATCACCCACTTAAGAGCAGAAAATGGTGGAAAGATAATTATCCGGATCAATACTCAAACATAAAATTTGAAAATCTGAAGTCAAACGAATTAAAAGGGAGAGGAACACGCCAAATAGCCAATGTAAGTGTTGGAAGAGGTAATGTGGCGAGATTATATGAGTATTGGGAGAACGATATTGTTATCTTAATGGTATACGCTAAAAACGGAGAAAGAATTATCCTTGAAAAGAAAAATAACCCTTATTTTGAGTACAGAGATCCACTTCTTCAAATAACTGACTGGGCGAAACAAACAAGACCAGAAGCCTTTATGCAAGCACAAGCACAAGGTATTCCAGAACAAGAAGCAGTACAAGTAGTAGTACAACCTGAAGAATTGCAAAACTTCAAGCCGATCGTAAACTTCTTATCAGAGCCGAGAAAACCTTTTGTGCAGTTTCCGTCAATGAAACTCTTAGGAAAGTTTTATTCTACGAACCTTATTGCACAAGTAAGAGAAACATTAGTAAATTATATCAACAAAAAGCGTCAAACAGCAGATAACCTACGAGGCTGTAATGTAAAACTTGTTGTAGATAGCAATTCTTTTAACGAAGAAGAAAGAGCTTCAATCAATGATGAGCCTTTCCAAGTGTTATTTGCTGATATGCAGACAAACGCCAATCCGGTACAGATGGTCGCACCTACTTTTCCAGAATTAAATGGATTACTTGCTGACATGAGGCATGATGAGCAATATATTGATGATGTTTTTGGAAATCACGAAATATCAAGAGGAGCAGGTAACGCAAATACACTCGGTCAAGACCAAATGAACGCAGAAAGTGATAGAACTCCTGTCCGTATGCAGTCAAGAGCAGTAGAAACTGCTGTGAAAGAGATTATAGAGGGCTGGATTCAGCTTATTAAGATGTATTACACAGAAAAGCATTGGGTGAAGAAATTAGGCGGTAAAGAGGGAATTGAAATGCAAGAACTCATCAACCATGATGTAGAAGAGGGTATTGAACCTCTTATT